TGTTCTCCATGGGAATGTCTGGTGACAATAGGAACCCAGTCTTCTACCTTTCCACCCTTCCGGCTTTCGCCAAGTCTCGATTCCTTGATCTCGACGCCAAGATCACGAATAGCACGGAAGATGGATGGGCAGCTCAGGAGCAGATGAAGCGAATCTTTGCTCACATGCTTGAGTCGAACAGTGGACATCCCGTAGATATGTCGAGTTCGAAGTTTCAAGGCGAGTTCCTTCGCATGAAGAATGACTTCGCATTTTCCATGGCTCAAGAAACAACTGAGCCTGACGTGATGACCGTCACGGGCATGCGTAGGGGAATGGCTAAGTACTTTGATGACCTGAACCATGTTGAATCGGATTACGCAGATGAGGGTACTTATAACTCTCAGATGTTGTTTGTTAATGCTGCACGCTCAGAGGGTTACATGGGCCTTCGCCACATTGGTGGAAAGGTCACCGGTGGAAAAAGCCACGATGTTTATATCTGGTATGACGCTCCCAAGCTGACTCCTATTGAGAGTGTGACGCAGCGTGCCATGGAAGTTATGGCTTTGAAGTCTAGGTGGGAGAAGGTTCGCGACAAGGTAATTGAGAACCAGCAGCTTGAAGGACAGCTGTCTCGCATGACGCCATGGGATGGAAAATCCCTCAATGGTGCTTTCATGTCGGAAAAGAACAAGGCAGTTCTTATGGCGTACATGAAGGATCGCGGCGTTGGCCGCGTCCTTCTCGATGATAGTTACTCGCCCTCTGGCTACCAGATGATGACAAGCCCGGACATGATGAGCGTGTCTACCGATCAGGTCGATGCGGTTATTCCTGGTCGGCTTGTTGGTAAGGACTACGTCGATAACAAGCTTGGACAACTGACTCAGGATGCGATTGTCCGAAATCCCGCAGTCCTCAAGAGTGGGCAGCTTGAAGACGCTGAACTGTTGCGTCTAGCTGATGGTGACACGAAAGTTCTTGCTGCTCTTCGTGGCACAGAAGCTAAGCCTTCTGCCGCCACGAACGCCAAGATTGCTCGCATGCTTGAGGTTAACGGTTATACGCATGCTCAAATAGGCGCACCTGATAGCAACATGTTCACTAACGTGAGTGAGTTGATTGGGTCTCGCGAGGCTGGTTCCGCTTACGGCGCTGGCATGGGCATGTCGGGGGTACAGCAACGAGCCAACTTGATCCTCGCTAACGATGATCGTTTCGGAAAACTTATGCAGGATTGGCATGAGTATGACCGTGCTACGAGAGATGCGGAAACTAAGTACACGCAGGATCTCGCCAGTAATGCCGAGGCTCTTTCTACGTTCCGCAAGCGTCTAGGTAAGCGTGCATCGGGCGATCCAGTTAAAGCTCCCCTCGGCTCAGGCATGGAGGAGTTCCGGGGAAAGTTCAAGGGATTCGAAACCGAAGGTCCGTTCAATGTCAACAACCAGGGCTCCTATAACGCCAGCATGGTCAGCTCTGGTGACACGGTTCTCGCAAACCTGTACGGGTTTACGGACTACGCAATGCTGTCGCTTCGAAAAAGCCAAACCGTTGTTCCGTTCAAGCCAGGTCAGGCGCACTACTTTGACGCTCTAGCTGAACAAATCAATAAGTATTACCGAAATGACCTTGTTGGTATGTCCATCATCCGAGGTGACTCGGATGAAGCAATTCTCAACTCCCTGTTCAATACGAAGCAGGGTCGCGCCTACTTGCGCGATATTGAAGAGTTCAAGGCGTTTCGTGGACATGTCGATGCAGACCGCCTGAGCGAGGATGCTCGCGCAGACATGGTTGACATCATTACTCAGCGTCGCCAAAACTTCGAGAAACTGATTCCCGATGCTGATCTTCGAGCTCACATTGCTGACCATGAGGTTCGCCCCGAGTACTTGCAAAGCGAGTTGGGATGGCGGGGTGACCTACAAGATGTTGTGGGTCACACGCTGATCGATAACGGTCAAAGCCAGGTCCGCAAGTTGACGGGACGAATTATGACCGTTCTTGGAACTATGCCTGAGAATGCTTTGATTCGTCACCCGTTCTACCGTGCTCGCTGGCGGGAGGAGATGCAACGGCAGGCTGACCTGTATGCATCTCAGGGTGTCACTGAGTTCGGTGATGAGCAGATCAATGCCATGAATCAGATTGCCAAGAAGTGGGCGCTTCGTCAAACGAATGAGACGTTGTACACGATTCAGCGTCTGTCTACTCCTGCTCACATTTTCAAGTTTGTTATGCCGTTTTTCCCGGCTTGGGCTTCAGCTATGCGGTTCTGGATGCTTCAGATCCCTGCTCGTCGACCTGAATATGTGGCTCGCTACGCGATGGCGTTCAATGCGCCAGAGTCTGCTGGCTTCGTGTATGACGATCAGGGAAACAAGGTCCAGGGTCAGGGAACGTTTGTTGGCAAGCTTGGTGACAAATTGTTCGGTGGTAGCTCGGGCAACATCGTGATCAATGTGACGAACCCTGCTCTTCGAGAGAAGCTTGCTGCTGTCACGGGTGGTAACACTGATATCAAGATCGCCAAGGGCGGTCTTGACTTCATGCTTCAAGGTGAGGATTTCTGGTTCCCAGGTCTAGCTCCATTGGTCGCCATCCCGTCATCATGGCTTGCGGCTCAGAAGCCGGATATTGCGACTGCACTGGAGACTGGCCACTTGAAGGCCATTCCGTTCTTCGGGGATTTGATCCCTGAATCTGTAGACAATTTCGTTTCAAGTCACAACATCACTCGTCCTATATATCGTGCTGCGATCCCGTTTGGGAGACCGACACAGGAGAAGGACCTTATCGATGTCATTGCCAGCTATGTGGCACCGGCTGCTTTAGACAAGTTCATTACTGGGATGCGCGGCATGAGCTCAGCCGAGTTCGCTAATGCCGCGAAGGAAATCCACCGGACAGCTATGACCGAGTGGGATCTCAATGGCCGTCAAGGTAAAGAGCCTGACTTCTTTGACGCTGTCGATAAGACGAAAACGTTCTATGGTTTCCGTGGTGCCATGAGTTTGACTATGCCTTTCCCGACCCAGTTCCAGACGCGCTACCAGTTTTACATTGATGAGGCTAGAAGGATCGACCGTAAGGTCGGACCTAATTTTACTTACGATGATGCGAACAAAGAATTCCTGAAACTGTATGGCCCTTCTTTCTTCTCCTACAAGGAGTCTTTGTCGGCTGGTGGATCAGGAATGTCGTCCACTGTTGGCGAGTACAAGGAGTTCAACCGGGACCTGAAGCTGATGGGTCAGCTTGCCAGCCTTGGAACTGATGCGTCGTTTATCACGATGGCTACTCGACCGTTTGCTCAAGCCTTGAATAAGGATGGGTTCGATGGTGCGGTGTATTCGTGGCAGATGAATCAGATGATTCAGGGTGCTTTGGGTAAGTACTTGCGTGGCGGTCAGCAGACTGAGCTTCCAACTACCAAGGCTGACCGTGAGCTTGGGTGGATGTATTTCCAGCAGATGGCAGACAAGCTCGATGCTTATGCTGCATCTAAGGGCACAACCGTTCAGGCTGACGCTTCTCTACAGTCCGTGAAGAGTTCGATGGCTCAACAGATCGGCGCTAAGTACCCAGACTGGTACGTGGACTATAAGGACACTGACGGGTCTCGTTACATGAAGTCCAATGAGGCTCTTCAGGCGATGGTTGATTCCGGGTACTTTGAGGCGCATAAGGATCTTCCGTACGCGAAGGCTCTGTTCACTTTCTATAACGGTAGGAAGAAGTTCGCTACCGTTCTGGATTCCCTGAAAGCTGCCGGTGGTAGCGCAAACCTGAAAGCAAAGTCGAATATGGCTTTGCTTCAGGCATACACGTCGTGGGTTGATGGATTGAAGTTGAGTGATCCTTCGGGCAATTTCTCCAATACGTGGGAACGATTTTTCAGCAATGACCCCTTGACCACAATTCCTGGGCTGAAGGATAACAATGGCTGACGACTTCAATAACGATACTGGCAGGCCGGGAGCTGATGGCAAGCCGGATGATCAGGCATCAGCTAATGCCAAAGCTGCGATGCGTGCATACACATCCAGCCAAGGTAATGGAATACCCGCCAAATCTCTGACGGACATTACTGGTGATCCGACTGGTGGCGTCACCATTGATGCTAACGGTAATCTTCTTGTCAATGGAGTCCCGGCTATTACGGGAAAAAAGGATGACACGTTTCCTGTTCGCATCGGAAGCTCATCTAATGTCGGTACATATCAAACTGGTCAGGTTCCCAGCGAGTGGCAAGGAACAACAGTTCCTTTCCACACTCTCACCAAAGATGGCTTTCTTGGTGTAACCGATCAGGGAATTATTGATCGAGTTGTTTCAGCAGCAGACGGTAAGACCAAACTATTCGACAAGGTCTACCTTGCTGCTGTCGATAAAGCTGCGCTGGAGCAGAAGTCCGGTAAGGATGTCTCTGTTTACGACATCCTCGATCAGTGGAGGAAAGGTGGCCTTCCCTCCAATGTCTCATCGGATGGCAGTGGTGGGGCTTACTCTTCTACCAATAGGGTCATTTCCCTAACCGATGAGGGTTCTGCTCGCAGGCTTCTTAACAGTGCACTTACTGGCTACCTGGGTCGTACTGCAACTGATGATGAGAATAAGGCTTTCTTGAAGGCTTTGAATCTTCAGGAGCGTGAGAATCCATCTGTCACGAAGACTACGGGTTACAGCTCTGGTCGTAATACGACTCAGCAGCAGATGGTTACGGGCGGAATGGACAAGAACGATTTCGCTGATCGTTTCGCGAAATCCCAGCAGGGGTATGCGGAGTACCAGGCTGCGACTACTTACCTTGATGCGTTCATTGGTGCCCTTAAGGATAACTCTAGGGTGGTGGGTTAATGGCGAAGAAGCCTTTTGATTATGACGGTGATGGCAAAGCCAACACTGAGCAGGACAAGGCTATGGCCGATAAGGACCTGAACAAGGATGGTGTCATCAACAAGGATGACACCAAAATGAAGCAAGACACTATTTCCATGGATTTACTGGGCTCTGACTACGCCTTCGCCATGAGAATAGTTTCAGCAAACCCGGAAGTTCAGAAGACTTTTGAGGACGCTATCGCCCAAGGCTGGACGAAGGATAGATTCCAAGCAGCCTTGAAAAGTACCCAGTGGTACAACGATCAGGGCACTGAGTACGCGAGGACTGCTTGGTTTGCCCAGCGGCAAGGCGGAGCTCAGTGGGAAGACCAGATGAGCGTTGCTCGCGATGCAGTTCAGCGTGCCGCAAATGCTGCTGGTGCGGTACTGCCCGAGAACAAGATTAATGAATGGGCTGAAAAATACATTTTCCAAGGCTGGTACAAGCAGGACCGCCAGGGGCTAATGGCGGACTCCCTTGCTGATCTTGTTGATATTCAAAAGGGTGGGGCATCAACTCTGGCGGACAAGCTCCGCCAGATCGCTGGAGATAACGGGGTTAGTGTTTCCGACAAGTGGCTCACTGATGTTACGCAGTCGGTGACTGCGGGAAAGTCTTCATCCGCTGATTGGTCTCATTGGATCCAGGAGCAGGCCGCTAACAAGAACCCCCTGTACGCGGACAGAATCCGTCAGGGTGTTTCCCTTCGGTCGCTCGTGTCCCCGTACACGTCTCGCATGTCTTCAATTCTTGGCATTAGCGAATCCGATATCAAACTGGATGACCCTCTTCTTTCTCAGGCCATAGGCCAAGTAGATGAGAAGGGAAACCCGAAAGCCATGAACTTCTCTGACTTCGAGACGAAGCTGCGTAACGATCCTCGCTGGGAGACCAGCACTAATGGCGCTAACACGTTGATGGACATGGCGACCAGGATGACTAAGTCTTGGGGGTTTGTTAACTGATGGCATGGAATGACTCGTACGATGCTCGATACAATGCTGCTACTTCTGATGCCGAGAAGCAGCAGATTGTTGCCGAGCGTGACGCTGAGGGTGCACGTCTTGCTGCCATTAATGACAACTGGCATAAAGAGCACGGCACTGGCATTTACGCTGGCATGGGTCCCAGCAGTTCGGGGGGCGGTTCCGGCCCAGTCGATGACGGTTCAGAAGCTCGTCGGGTAAACCAAGCCCTTGCCACTGTGAGGAACTTTTTCAGCGCCAACGGCATGGACGAGTTGTGGAATGGTGTTGATTCTTTGGTGCGTCAGGGGTACAACGACCCTGACACGATCACGGGAATCTTGTCTCGCGATCCCTCGTATCAGGCGGCCTATTACCGAAGGTTCCCTGGGGTTCAGCAGATTCGTGATCAGAATCGGCAGCGGCTTGCTGACGGCAAGCCACCTATCCCGGAGCCATCTCCGGGCACTTATGTAGCTTTGGAGAAGGCTTACACGCAAGCTCTGAATGGTCTTCCCACGGGTCAGTTTGGTACATCTAATGACATTGGCCATTGGGTGGCCAACCAGATCTCACCTGATGAGATCGGTGCTCGGGTAACGCAAGCAAAGAACTACATCAACTATCAAGCTAACGCCTCCGTTAAGAATGAACTGCGTTCCATCTACGGTCTTACGGATACCGAGATGGTGTCCTACGTTCTTGATGAGTCACGGACCCGTGACTACATTGAGAACCAGTACGCGAAGCGTATGCGTCAGGCAAGCGTCGGTGGCGCTGCACGGGATGCTGGCGTGAACGTAAGTTCCGATCTTCGCGACACGATTGCTGGTGGAGACGCCTACGGCGGTTCCTATAGCAATGCCTTGACTGGTTTCCAGAATGTGGCTCAGCAGTCTGACGCCTACTCGAAGCTCGGACGAATGTCTGGAATCAATACGACAACCGATGAGCTTGTCAGTGAGCAGTTCGGCACTCAGGGTGCCGCTGATGTAGCTAACAAGAAGAAGAACCTTGCCTCGCAGGAACGTGCAAGGTTCAGTGGCAGTTCTGGCATTGCTCAGAATTCTTTGAACTCTCGAGCTCTCGGCTCAACGTTCTAACGGACCACTAGCAGGCACCAGGGTGCAAGCCCCTGGGGTTCACTCCGCACCCAGATCTACCGGCCCTGGGGTGTGTATGAGTCCGGCAGTCAATTCCCACATCGGTTCCCCTGCCGGTGTGGCGTGTGGCGAACCCAGGTGATGGGCAACGAAGGGAGAAAAGAATGCCCAGTGACCAGTATGACATCTTCGACGAGGACGAGGAGATCAGTGAAGCTGATCTTCCGAAGAAGTTGAGGGCAAAGATTAAGGAACTCACCGCGAAGGTGGGAGAACTGAGCGAGGAAAATACTTCGCTCAGGGGCGAGCAGCGCAGTCGGACGTTATCCGAAGCTCTCTCGTCTCGAGGTTTGAATCCTAAAATCTCTGCCTTCATTCCGAAGGACCTTGAAGACGAGAAGATCGATGAATGGCTTGGCGAATACGCCGAGCTGTTTGGCGGTGGGCAAACCGCAGACCCGCAGCAGGCCGTGATTGCACGGGATGCTGAGCAGGCTGCGGCTATCCGTCAATTCGCTAAGACGGAGAGCGGGTCTAGCGACCCGAACATTCAGGGAGTCCTCGCGAACATTGAGAATGCCGCGAACATGGATGAACTGATGGCGGCTCTTCGTCAAGGCTAACCCAGAAGGGAAGGCAAACAGTGGCTGTTACGTTCAATGGCACATCTGTTCCTGGCCCCACCATCACCGGTACTACTACTTCCGCTGGTGTGGCCAATGGCGATCTTGCCGCTCAGGTAGTTAAGACTACCTTCGACAAGGTCATCGGTTTCAAGCTGCGTACGGAGCCCATGCTCCGTCGCTTCGCACAGGTTCGCCCTGTGGATGTTGCGTTCCCCGGCTCCTCTGTTGACCTGTTGATTCAGGGCGCAGATCTGGCGCTGGCGACCACTGCTCTCGATGAGTACTCGGATCCTGACAACGTGTCGCTTCCGGCTACGTCGAAGGTGTCGCTTGCTCCGAAGGAGTACGGCAACGCGACTGTCACGTCGCTGCGTCTGCGTGAGTTCTCGTTCGCCCAGATCGACCCTTACCAGGCCGAGCTGATCGCACGTAACATGCGCGACTCAGTGGACAAGCTGGTGGAGACCGTGGCTTACGCCACGACCGGTGGCGTGTCCAACGCTGGTTTCGCGAAGTTCCACGTTCCGTCTGCTGGTGGCGTTGCTGTCAACGCTGCTCCGGCTTCGGGCAATCCGGGAACATTGAACTCGAAGGCGATTCGTCGTCTCGTGTCGAAGTTCCGTGGCAACAACGTCCTCGAGTTCGAAGACGGTTTCTTCGTTGCCATGGTTCACCCGGACGTGTGCGTCGATCTCCGTGAGGAGACGGACGCTGCTGGTTGGCGTATCCCGCACATGTATGCGGAGAACGCTAACGAGATGGTGTGGACCGGTGAGGTCGGTGTCTACGAAGGCACCAAGTTCATCGAGACTCCGCGTGCACCGTACACGGGCACGGGTGCTTCCCGTGTGTACAAGACCCTCGTTCTGGGCCAGCAGGCTCTTGCTGAGGGTGTTGTCCGCGAGTTCGGTTCCGTGGTCACGCCCTCGTTGGACAAGTTCCAGCGCCTTTTCGGCATCGGCTGGTACGGCTGGGCCGATTGGTGCATCTATCGCGAAGAGGCTGGCGCAGTTCTCAGCTCTTCCGCAACCCAGCTCTAGTCAGAGCGATCAATCTCGGAGGCGGGGACATCCCCCGCCTCCGGGGTTGAGGGATTGAAGCTTTCACTTAAGGAGACAGATGGCAGAGGAATACACACCGACTGGTAGCGGTGTTGCATTCACGGTTCCGGTGTACACGGAAACTGCGGATGGTCCTAAGCTTGCTAAGGACTTAGCTGATGACGTTGCAGCTAACTATGTGACCACGAGTACGTCGCAGACGATCAGTAACAAGACTCTGGGTAGCAATCTTGCTGCTGGTGGTTTTAAGATCACTGGACTTGCCACTCCGACTTCCGCTCAGGATGCTGCTACCAAGAACTGGGTAGAGACTGGCTTGACTAGCCAGTTGAATCAGGCCACAACACAAGCCACTAATGCTGCTACGTCGGCTACCTCTGCAAGTTCTTCCGCTGTTGCAGCTAGTGCATCACAAAGTGCAGCAGCTACATCTGCTACGAACGCAAGTACTTCTGCTACGAATGCTGCGTCTAGTGCGTCTGGTGCTTCTGCTAGTGCGACCACTGCTACTACTCAAGCGTCTAATGCTTCGACTTCTGCCACTAATGCTGCCTCGTCGGCAGCGTCAGCCTCCACCTCGGCAGCTACTGCCACCACCAAGGCTAGTGAAGCTGCTACGTCGGCTACCAACGCTGCGACTTCTCAGTCGTCAGCATCCACCAGTGCCAGCACCGCTACTACCAAAGCGAGTGAGGCAGCTACTTCGGCAACGAATGCTGCGGCATCCGCAACGTCAGCTTCGGGTTCAGCCACAAGTGCCTCGACCAGCGCATCCAACGCTTCGACTAGTGCAACTACCGCAACTAACCAGGCAAGTAACGCTTCTACAAGTGCCACATCTGCTGCTACGCAGGCAACAAACGCTGCCACGTCAGCAACGCTTGCAAGTGATTGGGCAATAAAGACAACTGGAACTGTTAATGGTTCCGAATACTCATCAAAGTACTATTCACAACAAGCATCTACTAGCGCCACGAATGCTTCTACTTCTGCATCTACCGCTTCGACGAAGGCGAGTGAGGCCGCTGTTTCAGCAACTAACGCTTCCACATCGCAATCGTCTGCTTCTACATCTGCAACAACGGCGACCACTAAAGCCAGTGAGGCAAGCACGTCGGCAACCAATGCCGCCTCATCGGCTACGTCCGCTGCAACATCAGCGAGTAATGCTTCTACCAGTGCTACATCGGCATCTGGATCAGCAACTACGTCTTCGACTCAAGCAAGTAACTCCGCTACTTCAGCGGCTCTTGCCGCTGATTGGGCCACGAAGACCACGGGAACAGTCAACGGCACTGAGTACTCGGCTAAGTACTACGCCCAGTCAACGACAACTAACGCAAACAATGCTGCAACATCAGCATCGACGGCTACCACTCAAGCAACTAATGCTGCTTCGTCAGCTACTTCAGCAGCAAGCAGTGCTGCGGCTGCGGCTGCAAGCGCAGCAGCAGCCGAACTGACATACGACTCTTTTGATGACAGATACCTTGGGGCGAAAGCTTCTGCACCAAGCGTGGACAACGACGGGAACGCCCTAGTTGTTGGAGCTCTCTTCTACCGCTCTTCTGGAACATCGGATCAGAAGGGCATGTACGCCTATGACGGTAGTACATGGATTAAAGCTTCCTCTGCTCAGAGTCTGTCGTATGCACTTTTCGAGTACACGGCTACGGCTGGTCAGACAACATTTTCCGGCTCGTCTTTGACAAGTACGACGTTGTCGTACACGGCTGGCATGGCACAGGTGTTTATGAATGGTGTCTTGCTGGCGGCTAGTGACTACACCGCTACTAATGGCACGTCTGTGGTTCTCGCATCTGGGGCTTCGGCTGGCGACGCGGTATCGATCCTTGCCTTGGCTTCTTTCTCCGTTGCCAACGCCTACACGAAATCAGAAATAGATGCCCTTATCGCTGTTGCCGTTTCCGGTGCTGGGTTTAATCCGTTCCTTTTGATGGGAGTCTAGTTAGTGGGTACTGCATATAAAGTGCTGGGGCAGGCAGCGCCTTCTGTCGCCACAGTGTCGATCACCAATAAGGCATTGACGAGCAACGTGGCAACGTTGACCACTAGTGCCACGCATAGTTTGGTGGTTGGTCAGACGGTTCTTGTCACGATGACAACCCCGGATGCGTCGTTTGATGGCGTGTGGGTGATCACGGCGGTGACGTCTACGACGTTCTCGTACACGTCCAACAACTCGAACGTTACTTCAGCCGCTGCTACGGGTACGGGTACTGGTAACCAGTGGACAACTTTGTACACCTGTCCTGCTGCGACGTCAATGGTGTCGTCTTCTTTGATTGTTTGTAACCGTGGTAGCAGTGCAGCTTTCTACCAGGTGGCTGTGTCGACAGCCACTGGTCAGCCTTCGAATGACAAGTTCATTATCTATAACGACATTGTCGGACCTAATGACACCGTCGCTTTAAGTATTGGTTTGACGGCTGATGCCACTAATAAGTATGTCCTTGTGTCGGCGTCTACTGCCAACTTCACGTTTGCCTTGTTCGGATCGGAGATTTCCTAATGGCTATTGATCGTCTTCGCTCACCGTATTCGAACGCTTTGGCTGTTTCTAATACGGCTTTCGGCAACTATGCGTACTCGACTTCTTACGTGTCAACTCTTCCGGTGTACACGTTTATTGGTGATGGTACTGCTGGTACGACTCAGGGTGTTACGTATCGCTGTCACATGTTTGAGTACGTGTCGGGTACTTCGTACTCGATAACGTTCTCCAAGGCCGGAGTGGTAGACGCCCTTGTACTTGCGGGTGGAGGTGGCGGTGGTGGAGCACGTAAATACGACGGTGATTCATATATCTCTGCCGGTGGCGGTGGTGGCGCTGGTGGTCTTCTAATTTCGTATGGATTTGGAGTTTCAGCCACAAGTTATTCGATCACTGTAGGCAATTACGGTGCCGGAGGTGGTTCCACAAGCCGGGGAAGCTCTGGATCAAACAGTACGTTTTCCAGCTTGACTGCTGTCGGCGGTGGCGGTGGTGGAGCTTGGGCGAACCAGGGCGGACAATCTGGTGGTTCGGGCGGTGGGCAGGCAGCGTCGTTCCTTAATCAAGGTACTGGATCAACTAACTCTGCTCCATCAGCTGGTTCAGGAACTCCCGCTCAAGGGTATGCCGGTGGCGCTCAATTGTCTGACTCGTGGGCATCTCCTGCCGGTGGTGGCGGTGGGTATGCCGAACTTGGTGGTGCCGGAAAATCAACCGGTTCGTATAACGGCGGTAAGGGTGGTGACGGTATTTCCATCCGCTTTGATGGAACCACAAGAACCATTGCCGCTGGTGGTGGCGGTGGTGGTGGCTGGACTTACGGAGTAGGTGGACCTGGCGGTTCAAGCAACACCGGCGGCATAGGTGCTAGTGGAACTGCAAATGGTGGCACACCAACTGCTTACGGTTGTGGCGGAGGTGGGGCTTCCGCTAATACGGGGAACTCCATAGATAAATCTGCCGGTAACGGAGCACCAGGACTTGTCATCATTCGTTACGCGGTCGGCTAACCATGACCGAATACACGTACAACGTGATCGCTGACCGAGACGAAGAGAACGTCACTACTGGTGACGTTCTTGGTCAGCTTGTTATCAGCGACTGGGTGGAAGAGTTTCCACCTTTGGAAAATTTTATTGTCCCTCGTGCGTATGCGTACGCGCACATTCCTCACCATTACGAGCTGGTGTCTTTCACTGAGTTGGGAGATGTGGATGTCGAGAGCTAGAGATGTTTCCAAGTTGATCACCGTGATCGACGCAAAGGGTGACTTGTTCGCTGGTACTGCAGACAATTCTGCCGACCGTGTAGCGGTCGGTACGGACGGCTATGTCCTCACGGCGGATTCAGTGCAGAGCACTGGCGTGAAGTGGGCTAAGGCGTCTGCTGGTGCCGTGGGTGGTGGCAACGATTCGATCTTTTATGAGAACGATCAGACAGTGACCACGAGTTACACGATCAACACGAATAAGAATGCTGTCAGCGGTGGACCTATTTCTATTAACTCTGGTGTGACGGTGACGGTTCCTACGGGTTCGACTTGGACGGTTGTGTAAATGCCTCTTCGCTTGAATGGTGCTACGAGTGGTTATGTGCAGTTGTCTGCTCCTTCGGTTGCGGGTTCTGCGTCTCTTGAGTTGCCAACGGATTCAATAAAGCCTGCGCTCGTTCTCATTAACTCGACGGCGTTCACCTCGGCTACGTCCGTGTCTATTGACAACTGTTTTTCATCGGCGTACGAGAACTACCGGATTCTCATTCACGCGGTCGGCTCAGCCGGAACAGAAATGTTTGCTCGCTTTCGCGCATCCGGCACGGACAATACAACTGCGGCCTACGTGTATCAAAACATAGTTGCCAGCGGTACTTCACTTTCTGCATCTCAGGCGACCGGAGACACAAAGTTCAGATTTGGAACCTTTCGCACGTCCTACGGGTCGTACTCATTGGAAGTGTTCTCGCCATTTGTATCAAGTCAAACCACTCACGTAACGAGTCTTGGTAATGATCAGGACGGCCTCAACCTCGATATTCGAGCGACAGCATTCCAGAACACCGTGTCATTTGACGGAATCACCGTTTACCCGAATACGGGTACGGGCACTGGTGTGATCCGCGTTTATGGCTACCGCAACTCTCTCTAAGAAAAGGAACACGCATGGCTGACGTAGTAATCATCGACGCCCTCACCGGGGAAGTCACCGAACGTGACTTCACTCCCGAGGAGATCGCCCAGCGGGAGAAGGATGCCGCTGACTTCGCTGCCGCTCAGGCGGCTGCGGAGGAGGCTGCTGCCACGAAGGCTGCTGCTCGAGCTGCTCTCTTGGAGCGTCTTGGGATGACTGAGGATGAGGCTGTTCTGCTGCTTGGCGGTGTCTGATGCCGTTGACCCTTGCGGGTACTCCCGCGATTAATGGTCTTGCGGTGCCGACGGACACGCTGTCGTCTGGTCTTGTGCTGATTACGTCTCAGACGTTTAGTGCTGCATCTACGGTGTCAGTGAATAACTGTTTCACCAGCACGTACGAGAACTACCGACTTCAAGTCTCTGTCTCATCTCACTCCGCGACGGGCAGTTTCTACATCAGGTTCCGAGCTGCTGGCACCGACACGTCTACCAGCACTTACACTTGGGGTAACGGAAGGGCCGGACGCACGTCGCTTTCAGATGGCGGTGGCAGCAGTAGCGCCACATCATTCTCATTTGGTTATAACACAACAGGTACGCCTTGCCATTTTTCTTTTGACGTTTTTCGGGGTAATACGAGTGCCAGTGCGGGGCTGGCGGGTAACAACTATTCCACCGACGCTGGGCCAATTGCAGCCTTCTTCGGCGGCATCTGCACGCAGGCTACTGCCCACGACGGACTGACCATCTACCCAGCGTCCGGCACCATGACTGGAACTATTCGCGTCTACGGATACAGGAACTCATAATGTCCACACTCAAAGTAGCCGCTATCAACAACGCCTCAGCATCCAGCGGTGGTCTCGCGATCTCTTCCGCTGGCAACGTGACAGGTACTGGCATGGACTTGATCACGCCTACGTCTATCGCGTATTCGGGTGGGTCGGCATCGGTTAGTGGTGGTGCCGTGACGTTTAGTGGTGTGTCTAGTGTCAGCCTGAACGGTGTTTTCTCGGCTTCGTACCAGAGATACCTAGTTCACTGGTCTGGTGGTGGAACAACTTCGCCAGGTACGGATTGCCGTATGCGTTTAAGGTCTGCTGGTTCTGACGTAACGGCAGCCAACTACTACATGCAGCGAGGCCAGTTCTATGGCACCACCGGTTCTGGGGCGCGTGCTACAGCTCAGACGTACATGATCTGTGGTTTCTGGGACAGCATCAGTAGCACGGTTGCGTCGTACCAGATTGATAATCCGTTCGTTGCGGCAACAACGCAGTGGCTTGGACATTCAGGCGGTAACGCTGACACTGGCAATAACGCTCAGTGGGACTCAACGTATGGGTCTCACAGCCTGACGACGTCATACGATGGCTTCACGATGTTTCCTGGTGCTGGGACAATGACGGGAACGGTTCGAGTCTACGGATACAGAAACTAACCGCCACACTTATCTAGCCCCGCCATAGTGCGGGGCTTCGTCATTTACGGAGAACGTGCATGCCCGATTGGATCGATACACCACCAGAGTTACTCACACTGCTGACCATTATTGCCGCAGTCATGGGTGCCCTGTTCTTCATCATCGATTCACGGGTACGTAAAACGCTCGCCGAACTCAAACCCAACCATGGATCTTCCCTGCGTGATGCAGTGGACAGGATCGAAACCAAGATCGACGGCCACATTCAATGGCACCTGGAGGACAAATGATCTGGACAATTTCTTTCTGGAGGCAGACCGCCGAAAGATGCATAAAGACCGCCGCCCAAACTGGGGCGGCGTTCTTCGTTATCGGCACTACTGGTGTTGCTGACGTTGACTGGGCAACGATGGCTGGCATCTGCGGTGTTGCTGCTCTGGCAAGCGTGCTCACCTCTATTGCCTCCACTCCTTTCGGTCAGGCTGATTCTCCGTCTCTGGTGAAGGTGGACTAGTGGCCTGTTCATCTGGTTGCCCCACTCAGGACCACGCGAACTACGGGGAATGCCTGAAGTCCAAGGGTGCTGGGGTAGCGGTTCTTGACCCGTCTCCCGGCTATCGAGTGGCAAAGAAGTGGCAGACGGAGATCACCGAGTATCGAGCAGCTCGCTCTCAGGGAATTCAACCTAAGTCTTCACAGCTGGGCGATATTCGCTCAGCTGTGAATAAGAGCCAGAAGCTTGACCGAGCAGTACAGGAGACCTGATGGCAACTCTCAATCAGATGATCGAGGATGTCCGAGCGTACCTACGCTCGTACACGAGGGACCAGGAACTGTCCAGCTACCTGACAGCGGAGGCGTCAGCTTCAACGCTGACGTTGAACGTGGGTGACTCGGCGGTCATTAGTCGTGGTCGCATCGAGATTGATTCAGAGCTTCTGTGGGTTCAGACCGTGGACCGTTCAAACAATGCGGTGACGCTCGCACCGTATGGACGTGGGATGGATGGCACTACTCCGGCCATTCACGCTTTGAACAGCCGCATTATTGTGCAGCCGCTGTATCCACGGCAGATGGTGAAAGACATCATCAACCAGGTGATCACTGGTCTTGGTGGTCAGCTCTATGGTCTGAGTTCTGTTCCGATCACGTATTCGTTTGGCACTGTCGCGTATGAGATGCCTGCGTACACGCAGCGTGTCCTGAATGTGAATGCTCGTTACGACAACGTGTACGACGATGCTGAGTATGTTCGACGATGGAAGTTTGATCCTTCTTCTGGTGCTTCGAGCACCGGGAAGATGATTTACTTGTATGACCAGTTGTCTGGTTCCACCGTTTTGGATGTCACGATTTTCCGTCAACCCTTAACGTTGTCGAACAATGACGATTTCACTGCAAGTCTTCTACCCAGTACCGCGTATGACGTGGTTGTTCTGGGTGCTGCTGCTCGCTTGATGTCTACGGCTGCCGCCTACATGGCTAGCTCACGGTCAGTCGAGGCTGCTCAGTTGGATCAGAAATCTGATTCGAACAATGTTCTTACTCAGGCGAAGTTCCTTCAGTCGCTGTTCTTGCAGAGACTTGATGAGGAGAAGGCAAACTTGTTGAACTCGTATGTCACTCGTAGTCACTACACAGGATAGGTGATGCATGTCTAGGCGCTACTACTCGGCTAATGCGCGAGAGGCTCAGCTTGTTTCTAACGTGAATGAGTCAGCTACTGGCTTGACGCTAAACCTGACAACTGGGTATCCGACCACGACACCTTTTGTGATCGTGGTTGACAACGGCAAGACGACTGAAGAAGTCATGCTAGTGACCGCTAAGACTGGCAATAACCTGACGGTGACTCGAGGCTACGACAGCACGACTGCATACACGCACGGTGTTGGTGCAAGTGTGATCCATGCCGCCAGCGCTATCGAGTTCCGCGAAGCGAACACGTACCTTAATTCTGCTAAGACGTGGGGGAACCTGAAGGACGGTAGCTGATGGCAGCACTGTCGTCATACGCAGCTAGAGATGCAAGCATCTCTGACCGGATTATTTACCCGCTTTCACTTGGTGACAACACGGGATCTATTGATCCCGGTGACGGTATTTCGTTCACCTATGGTGTTGCCGGTATCGGTTTCTTGTCTGCTGCCAACGACAACATTCCGTATCAGCGTGCTTTGTCGAATGTGCTGAAGAACCAGGTGAACAACTCTGAGCAGCCTGGTGACCAGTCGTTCACGAACTGGTGGCTGCGGTCGCAGACCGATTGGTCTGCTGGTGCTGGCACTATTGCTATGGAGCCGATCAGTCAGGACAAGATTCAACGGTCCTATTACTCGTCTTACGGGATTGACGTGTGGACTGCTGGCCAGATTTCCTTGCTGAAGAGTACGTCCCGGAAGGCAACGATCTCCGCAACCGTGACAGGTAATACGCCAGTGTTGTATGCGAACGGTTCAGCATTTGTTGGCGCTAATCTGACGCTGAACAGGTACGACACAAGTACATGGACTGCTACTGCCATTACAGGTTTTACGGCTGGTGAAACGATCACCAGCCTTGCCCAAGGCAACGGCTACATTTACATTGGTACGAATGCTGCCGTGTACATGGTGACGGTAGCTGGTACAACGGTCACAAAGATTTATACGTTCCCTGCAACGGACACGAACGCTCGAGTGTTCTACGCAAAGGATCGTTTGATTCTGTGCTCCAAGGGTGCGATCTGGGATCAGGCTCCTCCGCTGGCGTCTGCAGCTAACACGACCCTGTCTAACACCACAGCTTTGTATAAGCGCGATGACACCCACAGGTGGGTGTCTGTAGCGGTTGCACCCCAGTCGATCCTCATTGGTGGTGTGTCCGACTCGCAGTCGGCCATCTACTCGATGGGCATTGTTACTACTGGAACTCTTCCAGTTCTGGCAGCACCTACTGTCGTTGCGGAGTTCCCTGCGAACGAGCAGCTTAAGTTTGTTGGCTCTTACCTGGGTTCTTACCTTGCGGTTGCCACGAGCCTCGGTATTCGTATTGGAACTATCAGTGGAGCGACTGTCCAGTACGGTCCCCTACTCACTTCTCCTGTAGCCACGGGTGACTTTGCTGCCTATGACAGGTTCCTGGTATACCCAACCACGGATGCTGGTGATACCCGCTCGGGCATTGTCCGCATTGACTTGTCTGAAATTGATTCCACTAGTCGAGCTGCGTGGGCTAATGATTTGCGTATCCCTCTTGGAGATACTGGTGTAGCTAGTTCTGTAGTAGTTCTGCCAAGTGGTGGTTCCGTCATCGTTGCCAAGGAATCAGCAGCGGTAAGGATCTACGGAACTGACACGACGTATGAGTCAGTCGGATTCCTGTCGTCATCGGAAATCCGTTTGGGTACGACAGAAAAGAAGTATCACGACAACGTCAACGTGCAACTTGACCCAGACTGGTACGGAACGTTGACGGTTGCGTCAATGGGTGACGACGGGGCTACGTCACTGGTGGGTTCTGTGACGAGCCTGTCTGGTTACGACATTGACATGTCGATTGACAACAATTCTTCGAGTTCGAAGATCTCGCTGGGTTTCACCTTGCAGCCATCGGATGATCTATCTAACTCTCCTGTGTTGAAGTCGTGGCAGTTGCGTGCCCTTCCTGCTGTGCAACGTCAGCGTCTGATCAAGATCCCGCTGTCGTGCTGGGATCGGGAACGGGATCACCGTGGTGTCCCGTTCGGTTATGAGGGCTATGCGGTTGCCAGGTGGAAGTCTCTGGAGCAGCAAATTCGTACGGGTATGCCTTTTACTTTGCAGGACCTGTACACGAATGAAGTGTTCCGAGTGATCCTCGACTCGGTGAGTTTCACGCAGGGTTCTCCTCCGACGTATGCGTCTGGTTTCGGAGGGATCATTGATTTGACGGTGCGTGTGATCGGATGAAAGACGATCTTGGTCCGGGTGATTCGGATCCTGTTATTGAAACGGTCAAGCGTCGCTTGGCCGTTTTTCCTTTTGACCCTGAGTTCACGGATTCGCTTGGTCAGCGAATCCGTGGGTATCAGAAACGTAAGGGGCTGGACGTTACTGGCCTTGTAGATGAGCCGCTTCTTATTTCGCTAGGGGTTATGCGTGAAGACGATTAATGGCTGGGATGTTATTGCCAAGGGCAGTGACCCAGCGTTGAAGGATTTTCTTATTCCGGGCACGAAGCGCAAGATCAAGCTTCGCGCAGATGTGGGTGGTTACCTTGTCGCATTTGCTTCCGAGTACCACGTTCAGATCCGACCTATTGATGAGGGGATTCTGGATGACTGGGGCTGGTGCCCTCTTCGCAACGGTCGCGCTTCGACTTCTCCTTCTGATCACTGTGCTGGTGTCGCCATGGACCTTGATGCCTCAAAAGAAGGAGCGCAGGGTTCGAGCAACCGCTGGTGGATTACGAATCCAGTGAAGTACCTGGCGTTGAAGAAGCTGCTGAAGAAGTATCGGCTGCTTGAAGCTGGGATCACGTACTCGACGAAGTTCTGGGATCCGATGCATTTCGTCATTACGCATCCTGACCCGTATCAGGTGAAGGCGGAGATGAAGGCGCTGGGCATTACGCCCAGCGGGAAGGTCAAGTGATGGCAAAGACTCCAGCTTGGCAGCGTAAAGAAGGGCTAGGAAGCCCGTAGAAGGCCCAAGATGTGAGGGGGTCCGGTTATCCCGGACCCCCTCTTTTCTTCGTTTGTAGGTGCCTTCCTGCCCCGTTTGTGGGCATGTTGGCAACAGGTTAACCGCGCGGGATGTTGTCTCGGTCGGTTACCTCGAATGTCCTGCGCTCCCCTTTGAGGAGATCAGTCATGCCGTAGTCCTTTTGCATCTTGGTCCAGCAGGCAAGGCACAGATCTGCATTCAATCTGATGCCATCTTCCCTTCGGATTTGTCCGCTGACGACTGCGACCTTGGCGGTCGAGTGCTTGCCACAAGCGTCACAACTGAGAGTCATGTGTCTGGCCATTAGTCTTCCTCCTTCCCCCGTGTGCTCATGTTACGCCGAGCCTTCGTGCAAACGGGGGTCCCGGAAGGGAACCACGTTACCCACCTGTGGCTTATTCGCCACTGAGGGAAACATGTGTTCCTCTTTGGCCCTTTTGTTCCGTTTCTCACGGTCAAGTTCCATGCCGAGGTATCGCTCGCTCATGGTGATCGAGGCGTGGTGGAGCCATGCCTGAATTTCCCGCATGCTCCCGTCGTAGCCGAGGGCGATGTTCTCCTCAAATCGTGCTCGGGCACTGGACCTTCTCAGCACATGCACCCCAATCCATCCCTCTTTCCAGCCGATCCCTTTGAGGGCTCGGCGAACGATGTCTTCCGGCTTGGAGATGCGGTTAGTGGGGGACAGCGCCCACTGGTGGTAGCCGACTGCCCGAATTGCGGGGAAGGCGTACCAGTCTGGGTCCAGTGGACCGAGCTCTGCTTCCATCGTGGCAAACCAGCGGACCAGTTCCTGGTGGAATTCTGGTGCGATGGGCATGACGTCGTAGTCCTGTGTTTTGCGGATGTAGACATCCACTTCCCGTGACTCAAGGTTGATGTCTTTGACCTTGATGGGCGTCAGCTCGGACTGACGTCCCATCAGGTACAGGCCAGCCGCAATGAATGCTCGATCTCGCTTAGAGGATCGTTCCGCTGAGTCCAGCAATGCTGCGAACTGGTTGGCCGGGACGTAGTCCCGGCGCTTGGGCGGGTCCTTACGGTAGCGGCGACTGCCGATGGGGTTTTGGGTGATGTCCATGTACCCACGGTCCCTGCACCAACGGCAGAAAGCGGAGAGTGAGGATTGGTACATGTTCAGGGTTCCGGGTGCCAACCCTCTGTCCCCCTCGATACGCAATACCGTATCAAGGTGATGCACGGTCATGGTTTTGACCTCGATATCTCCGATAATATCGGAGATTCTTGTGAGCAAATGGTAATCGTTTTTCACCGTGTTTTCGGCAAACCCGTCGGCCTTTCGACCGTCGCAGTACAGGGCAATGGCCTCACTAAGTAGCATGAAAACTCCTTTAAGCATCCATGTTGCGAATGATTGCAGAAGTATGAATGCTGGATACACAACATGTCAACTCATCCTTGGCTACAAATTCGAATCGTAGATGACATTCCTCACAGACACGCCTTCTTGACCTTTGATCAAAGATCGCAACATGCTACTGTCGTTGAGTTACATACGGCACTAGCGAAGGGTCGATACCAGTGGGAGCTCCTAGGCTCATACCATCAGATTCCATCCTGCAATCCATGGTGGAACGGGGGCTGACGCATCAGGAGATCGCGGACGAGGTAAGCCGCGAAACGGGGAGAAGCGTAGGCAGATCAACTATCAGCGCAGCCCTGTCCAGGGCTGGCCTGACGGACCGTATCCGTTACGACAGCGTTATCCCGTGGCCACGAATAAAGATGGAACACAACCATCATTACGCCCTGTCGATGCTGCGCCTCAAGGCTCGCATCGACGCTAACCTGCCGGTCACCGAGGAGAACCTCCGCCGGTTTGAGTCGTGGGAAAAGAAACTGCGGGACAGTAATGCGGTCGTCGTTTACCGAGCTGATTCACCCGATGGGTTTTACTACTGCCCTCGCCGCCCGGAGGACGGCGACGGGTTGGCAAGCATTGAACCCTGAGGCGCAGGGGCTCTGACGGCCCCTTCGCCCCCATTCCCAGATCCTGAGTGAGAATAGCCCCCCTTACCCCCCAGAAATCTTCTAAGGTGGCAAGGAAGCTTTCTCACTCAGGTGGGGA